TTCAATAAGGTATTCGTGGGGGTTCTGCGCCATACGTCTGCGCTCATCGGTGTCAAGGAAGACATAGTCAACATAGAGCGATGCAGCAACAAGCGACTGCGAATATGCGCCACGGGCAGATTTGCACTTGTTGCTTGTTCCAGTAGTAAGATTATCCATTGCCCATAAGCATTCATCAATGGGACGAAGGTCAAGGTTGACTTTAATTTCGTGGTACTGGAGCGCGATTAATGGAAGCGCAAGTCCTGGATTGCGGCAATACCAGAACTGGAGTGGGACGTAGAGAGTAGTTTCTGGGAGCGCATTACGGGGAGCGCAAACCTGGCGGGGCGCGTTCGATGCACATGGACCATCAACACCGGCAAACGATGGGTCAGTGATGAAGGTAAGCTGGCTGGTATTACCAACCATCTTGTTGTACCCACGCTGCTGTTCCGAAGTGAGGGTAAGCTGATTCCAGATGTGCATCCAATCACCATACTGGCGATCGATGCGCTGACCACCAATCTCAACTTCAACCTGGGAAACAAGCTGTTCTCCGGGGAAATCTAACCAGCGGGCGTATTTTGCCTGAGACTGGCCGACTTCGGGTAATGTAACCTGTAAGTATGTGCGGTATGCTAAATCACCGTTACGGCTAACAGTGCAGGTGACACGGCGGCCGAAATCAGCCTGGCCGTTGAAAGTTTGTTCGATGGATTCCATCGAGAAATTTGTGTAGCGACGGTAGGTAACCTTCCAGAAAGTAATCTGGGGATTTCCAGTAAGATAGACATCCTGGGCGCCATAGGCGACGAGCTGCATTAAACCACCTCCCATTATTTATAATATTGCTAAAGAAAATAATTTTTTGAATTTTAATTTAATTAATTAAATTAATTTAATTAATTATTATGTATTAAATTAATTATTATGTGTTAAATTAATTTATAGATGTTATATTATCTGTCTTTATATTGGTTTCTAAAAAATTGCGTAAATAACTATCTAAATATACTTCTTTTTTTTCTTCGTGATTTTTGATAAATATATATTTATCATTCGTTTTTTTTATATGCCATCCATTTTCTAATGCATTATAAATAAATATCATTTTTTGTAAATTAATATTATCTATTTTTATATTTTCTGGAATCATAATATTAATATTCATTAATAATTATTATAGAAATAATATATTGTATAATATCTTAAATAATTAATACTAGAAAATTTAATATTAAATAATATATATTTATATTTATATTAGTATTTATATGTCAAATTTCAAATTAAAAAATTTAAAAAAAGTATTAGTAAAAAATAATGAATCACTAGATTCTAAACACGATACTTTTTTAAAAGAATTTTATAATGAACAAAATATTTTATTGCCAAAATTAATAGATTCTAGATTAAAATTATCTGATAAATTTAAATCTAAATCAATATCATTTGATGAAAAATTAGATATTAAATCTAAAATCAAAGATATTGATGCTAAAATAAATAAAATTAAAACAAATAAGAAAGAATATTTGTTAAATAATTCTCAATATATTTTTCAATATTTTGAAGATAAAAAAAATATTTCTGAAGGAAATAATAAACCAAAATTATTAGATGAATTTTTTAATATTAAAGATAATAGTAATAATGAAAATTCAAAAGTATCAATGAGTAATATCCAAAAATATTTAAGTAATGTTGATATTAATTATCTAGATATAAATAATTTTATTAATCCAATAAATATATGTAAATCTTGCAATGATGGCGAATTAATTCGCATTGAACATGAAGGTATTATGGTTTGTAATAAATGTGGAATAAATGTAAAATTTTTGATAGATAATGATAAACCAACATATAAAGAACCTCCTAAAGAAGTATGTTTCTATGCATATAAAAGAATAAATCATTTTAGAGAGATTTTGGCTCAATTTCAAGCAAAAGAAACAACTCTAATACCTGATGATATAATAGAAAATATTAAATTACAAATTAAAAAAGAAAGATTGGACATAAAATCTCTAAATAATAAAGATATGAAAGAATTATTAAAAAAATTAAAATATAATAAATATTATGAGCATATACCATTTATAAAAGATAAATTGGGTGTAAAACCACCCATTATGAGTCCCGAATTAGAAGAAACATTATGTAATTTATTTATAGAAATCCAAATACCATATGCAAAATATTGTCCAGAAGATCGAGTTAATTTTTTAAATTATTATTATACTATATATAAATTGTGTGAATTGTTAGATCAAATGCAATTTTTACCATATTTTCAAATGTTAAAAGATACAGAAAAAAGAATAGAACAAGATGAAATATGGAAAAATATTTGTGCTGATTTAGATTGGAAATTTATACCTACTATATAAGGAGATACCTCTTAAATCCCCTTTTATTTACAATTACATCGAAATTCACATTGAGAACGAAAACAACAATCAACATTTGTGCTTGATGAAGATTTTTTATAACTATCCTGATTTTCATAATACGCGCGACAAAGTGCTCGAATATAATGACGGCATGGGCATGTACATTCATTTTTATCTACATATCTAAATGGTGTTTTTTGTTGTTGATACGAATTTACTAAATCACATGATGTATTTAGTTTATGTCTTTCACAACAATTACATGCAACCAATGCTTTAATATATGTGTTAAAATCAACACTATATAAATTTAAGATATCTTCGAAAGAATGTGTAGTATACTTTTCAGAAAATTCTTGAGAATATTCTTCCATTATATTTAAACATTCTTCGGTAGATAAAGCCATTATAAATAATAATATAATATAAAATATATTATATTATATCAATTTTATTATATGTTATTAATATTTTATAATATTATAAAAGATTAATAGAAAATGTATGAAATATAATTAAATAAAGATTATTATGATAAAGTCATTAATTTGCTATATTAAAGCAATGCAATTGTTTGGCCGCGTTTATCAAATATCTGTTTATCTTTTGATCGTTGATTACAAAAACTACATTGTGGAATACAGTTTGCTTCTGTTAATTCTTTTCTCGGATCCATATGGCCTTTTTGTAGTTTAGTTATTTCTGATTTTTTCCATCGCATAGGTTTACCTTCTTCCGAACCACAATTAACACATTGATAATCATATTCTTTTAGAAGAGCATTCCATATATCTGAAGTTAGACGAATAACCCTTTTCTCTCTAATAAAAGCTGGTGTTGGTTTTTTAATTGAAACTAGACTATGTTTAAATCTACCATCTTTTACAATATGAAATCCCTTTTGGGTTGATAGATGTCTTACTTGAAGAGGGTCTGTTCCAGTTAATATAAATCCCTTATTAACTACAAAATTCTTAATTTGATCAATATGTATAGATTTTTCAAGATTCATATATAAATACAAAAGAGCACAACCAAGATGGGTATCTTGTTTCATAAGTTTTACGCCATGGGATTTTAAATGTAATTCCCATTCTTGATGAAGATTTGCATAGCAAATATTTTCAGCATCAGTATAATTTTGTATAGTATTTTTAGTCATTATCCTTTCTATTATTATAAAATTAAGTATTAAAATAAATCAATTTTAATATATTAAAATATTAATAATAATATTTAAAAAAATTGAAAATTACTAATTCCGAAGAGAGAGAGAGAGAGAAAATACTGAAAATATATAAAACAACACAGAAATATGTGTCTTATAAGTGTCGAAAATAATACATGCTCAATATGTGATAGAAAAGAACTATTATGGAATTTAGATTATTCAAAAACACAAATGGAAATGTTTAAATGTGGTCATGGAACTTGTAAACAATGTTATATACAAATGCAACTATTAAATATAAAACAAGATAAAAGTTTTTCATGTTCTCAATGTGGAGAACATGAACAACTATATAGAAGCGGAAGATTATTTACAAATGATACTAAATCATGGACTACTTTTGCAGAATGGTATGCAGATTATCATGAATATATTAAACTAGGTCTTGCAAATAATGTAGTAAAAAATACAGTATTTGGAAAACAATTATTACGAATTATGAAAGAAGTTAAATCATCTAAAAAAAAGAAAAGTAGAAAAGTAGAAAAAGTAGAAAAGTAGAAAAGTAGAAAAAGTAGAAAAGTAG